GGGTCGCCTCCAGAGAACCCGTGATTGAACTTAGTTTCCCTACTTTACAAACGTATGACCGATAAATCTAAGGCGAAAGCTAAGAAGCAACCGAAGGCTTTCGCGAAAAGTCTGCGCGAACTTGGAAGCCTGTTCGATGTCAGTCACGTATGCATCCGACTCTGGCTAAGACGTGGCGCACCAGCAGCTTCCGCGTCTGGATTTTACCCGATTGACGAGTGGAAAGAGTGGGTGGCCGCTCACGGGTCGCGGACCGATGATGCACTTGGTGACAAGGCCACACTCATCGCACGTCAGGTTCATCTCAAAAACCAGAAACTCGAAATCGACATTCAACAGAAGAAGGGCGAACTCATTCACCGGGATGACGTGCGGACCAAACTCTTTCAGACCTTCGACACTTGCCGCCGTCTTCAACTGAAGATTGGTTCCACGCTCGCGGGACGCATCGGGGGAATGACTCCCGCTCAAATCAAGACCGAAATCGATGCAGAGATCGCAAACTCCTACGTCGAAATCCGTCGATGGGCCGATGAACAGTCCGTGACAGAAACCGACGAAACCAAGGCCGAATAAATGTTCTTCTCTACTCTCTCCGAAATCTTCGCACCTCGAGACCTTCGCTTCCCTTGGCAGTGGGCCGAGGACAACGTGTGGGTGGACAAAACCTCAGCCTTCCCCGGTCGTTACCGCTCGAGCACCGCACCGTGGACTAAGCAGTTGATGGAGGTGTTTGCCGATAACGAGGTCCGCGAGGTCTCTGTCATGTGTTCCGCGCAGTCGGGCAAGACACAGGCACTCATGGTCCTCCTAGCGTGGGCCATCGCTGAAGACCCCGGTCCCGCGATGTGGGTGCTCGCCGCTCAGGACGAGGCCGAGGACTTCATGCAAACGCGACTCCTCCCGACGCTCATGGAGTGCCCGAGCATTCGCCGCATGATGCCGCGGGAGCGTTCGGGGAAGAGGAAAGGCACGATTGATTTCGCGTCGATGCCGCTGATGGTCCGCGGGGCAGGGTCACCCTCGAAACTGCAATCCGTGCCGATTCGATGGCTGATACTCGACGAAGTTCGCAACTACCCACCGGGGGCGTTGGAGTTGGTCAAAAAACGAGTTCGGGCGCAGTGGAACTCGAAGATTGTCCAGATTTCGACACCCGACCGAGAGAACGATGCTGTTCACCAAGCCTACCTCGACGGCGACCAACGAAAGCTCAGATGGAGTTGCGTGAGTTGCAAAGAGCCGTGGTTTCCAAAGTGGGAGGACATCGAATGGGAGGAGAGCGACCGAACGCGAACACCCGAGGGAAAGTGGCTCTTTGAACCGCTCGCGGAGACCATCAGGCTCGTCTGTCCTTCGTGCGGACACAAACACACCGACGACCCCGTCACGCGACGGCAGCTGGTGGAGAGTGGCGAGTGGGTCGCGCAGAATGCGATCGCACCACGTCACAAGGTGAGTTTCACATGGTCCTCAATCATACCGCCGTGGGTGCGGTGGCGTGACATCGTGGAGGAGTTCATCGCGGCCAAGAAACAGTTGGACTACGGCAACCCGCTTCCCATGCAAACGTGGAAGGCCGAGACGATGGGAGAACCGTGGGCCGACTCGCTGAAAGAACAGATGGTCGATTTCGTCTCAGCGACTCAAGGGTCAGACTACGAACTCAAGCAACCGACCGGGGGGCGCGTTTTCCTCACCGCTGACGTGCAGCAGTTCAGCGTTTGGTTCGTGGTCCGCGAGTGGTTCACCGGGGGAGATTCGCGACTCGTTGACTTCGGGCAAGTGAGCAGCATCGATGACCTCATCCCCATCACCGAGCGGTACGGCATCAGCGGAGCCGATGTGCTCATCGATTCGGGGTTCAACACTCAAGCCGTGTATGCGTCGGTGATTCGTTACGGTGGCCGCTGGAAAGCGACCAAAGGCCACGACTCGACGGGCTATGTGGTAAACAACGTCAGGCAACCGTTTATGTGGTCGCGAGTGGACGCGATGGTCGGGCGGGGTGAGAAAAAGACGCTCATGCTCATCGTGTTCTCAAACCCACTCCTAAAGGACGCACTCGCGCACCTCATGTCGGGGTCTGGGCCGAAGTGGGAGTTTGCACGGCAAGCGGGAGACCTGTACCTCGCGCAAATCACCGCTGAACGCCGCGAGGAGCGGGTCGATGCACGGGGAGCCGTCTCCTACGTCTGGCGACGAGTTCGCAAAGATAACCACTTGTTTGACTGCGAGGTGCTGCAACTCCTCGCCGCACTCGCAACCAAAATCCTCGGAAGCTCGAGCGTGACGGTTGATGAGGCTGGGAACGAGTGATGGCCGATAGCGTCGATTACATCGGTATTTTCCGCTCCTTCACCGACACTCAACTTTCGGAGGCACTAGCGCGTCTGCAAGCTGAGTTCGCGGACCCGTACACCTCGGTGTCATCAGCGGGGACATCCTCTCAGCGTGACCGCCAACAGATTGCAATGGAGTTGGCCGCGTGTTCGACCGTCCTCCGCGAGCGGTCGAGGACAACCCCGCGCAACCGCGTCCGCGCATCCTTTCGATGAAACTCATTTCTCGCATAAAGAACGCCGTCAGAGGATTCCGATGGGAAGGAGCAAACCCTTCCGAGAGTCGGGCGATGACGCCTTCGTCTTACTCAAACCACGCCGAATCCTCAACCGTCACCAGAGGACGCATCCAGCTCATCTGGGAGGCGCGTGACCTAGAGAATAATCACCCTCTCGTCTCTGGCATTCTTCGGAAGCTGACCCTGTACACCATCGGTTCACTACGGTTCCAGAGTCGCACCTCGGACCCCGCGGTGAACTCGGCGTATGAGACCTATTTCAACGCATGGGCCAAGACCGCTGACGTCTCGGGCCGATTCGACTTCCTAGCGTTGATGCAGTTGGCCTTCTCGTCATTCGTTCGAGACGGCGATTGCTTGGTCGTCAAATCGCTCACCGAGGACGGCGTCAAACTGCAACTCATCGAAGCCGACCGCATCGGCAACCCGTATCAAACACTCGTCACCGATGACTACGTGGGCGGGATTCGCATCGACGTTTCCACGGGCCGACCAACCGCATACTGCATCACTCGTCGCTCGATGGGGGCGCAGTACGTTGACGAACAAGAACTACCCGCCGAACGGTGTTTGCATCTGTTCGACCCTCAGCGTCACGACTCGTATCGCGGCGTGAGTGCATTCGCCCCAGCAATCGCGACTTGCCGCGACATCGTGGACATCCTCGCTGGAGAGAAGAACGCTGTGAAGTGGGCGAGCAATCAGACAGGCATCATCAAAACCCCAACGGGCGAGGGGCTGGGCTGGGACTCGCAAACCGCATCGGGCGATGCAATCGAAAGCATTAAACCCGGCACCATCCACTACCTCAAACCGGGCGAGGACGTGCAAGGATTCATCTCGAACCGTCCGAGCGTCACCTTCACCGGGTTCCTCGAATCACTTCAGCGACACCTAGCCGACGCACTCGGGCTTCCGTATGGCTTCTTCATCGATTCGAGCAAGCTGGGTGGAGTGACCGCTCGGTTGGACTCGCAACAGGCTGCGCGGGTCTGCTCACGGTATCAGACCATTCTCGTCTCGCGACTCCTCGACCCCATCGTCGAGGCCGTGCTCGCTTACGGCATCGCGCAAGGACTCATTCCACAGCACCCCGACTGGAGAGCGCATCGGTGGCAGTTTCCACCGTGGCCATCCTCGGACATCGGGCGCGAAACCTACGCCGAACTCGCTGAACTTGAGAAGGGTGGAACGACCTTCTCTGAGTATTATGCGAGCAAGGGAGAAGACTGGGAAGAGGCCTTCGTACAAGCCGCGAACGAGGCCAAACGCCGGGCGGAAATCTTCGCCGCCGCTGGTGTACCGGATCCTCTGATTCTCGCTCAACAGGCCGACGCCGGGGGGCAACCCGCACCGATGAGCGCACTCGATGAGGTGACCGAGTTTGCGGAAGACTCCTTCGTCCCACCGAAGGCCGTGCGTGCGGCAGCTGCTCGAGCACTCCGCGAACGCGCGAAGAAACCCGCCTCTCAACGTGCGATGACTCCCGTCGGGATCGCTCGGGCGCGAGACCTAGCCAATGGCCGACCAGTCTCCGAGGAGACCATTCGCCGCATGAAAGCCTATTTTGACCGACACCAGAGCGACAAGCAGGGGTCAACGTGGGACGACTACGGCAAAGGCCGTCAGGCGTGGGACGGATGGGGCGGGGACGCTGGGCACACGTGGGCAACCTCAATCGTCGAGAGACTCAATAAAGCCGAAAGCTGATGCCATACGCCGTCCGCAAAACCCCAACAGGCTGGGTCAAGGTGAAGACCATTCCGAACGAGTCGGTGGTCTCTCACCACAAGACCAAGGAGGCGGCCATCGCGGCCATTCGCGCCTATTATGCGAACAAAAGGAAACTCGAAACCCGAATGAGAAAGGCATGAAGACCACACGTTTCCAAACGCTCAACCCGACGAGCATCGATGCTGAGAAATCGACCATCTTCGGCGTCAGCGTCATCACCAAGGGCATCGCGAAGGGGCACGACCTCATCGTGGATGACACCACGCTCGCACAGGTCGTTAAATGCGGCAACGGGGCGAAGAATGGGATCAAGGTGAAGGTCGGGCACGACTCAGGCGTCGAGGAAATCGTGGGACGTTTGACCAACTTCCGCGTCGAGGAGGACAAGGTGCTCGCAGACCTCGAACTGCTATCATCCTCACCCCGACGGGATTTCATCTTTGAACTCGCGCAGAAGACACCCGAGGCCGTGGGGCTTTCCATCGCATTCGAGGGCAAACCAGAAGCGGCAAATGGTCAGCAGATGGCACGTTGCACACGCCTCCGCTCGGTGGACTTGGTGGATGAACCAGCAGCAAATCCAGACGGGTTGTTTGAAGTCGCAGTTGATGAATCCGAGAAAGTTGAGACTCCAATGAAGGAAGAACCAAAACCCGAAGCAATGGCCGCCGAGCCGAGCGCACCCTCTGTCGATGACAGAATCGGCGCACTTGAAGCAGCGGTGAACGAAATCAAGGGAATGCTCGCCGCACTCGTTGTGGAGGAGAAGACCGAAGAACCCGAAGCTCCTGAGATGTCGGAACCATCCGCAGAGGTGGCCGCTGGTGCCGCATTCGAGGCCGTAGAGAACAAGATTCTCTCAGCCGTCGAAACCAAGTTCGAGGCACTCACAACTCTCATCAAATCCTTCGGGCCTGTTGCACCCGGCATCAAGGCCGAGGAAGCCGCACCCGCAAAGGTTACAGACTTTTCCGAACTGCGGAAAAACCCCGAGGCAATGAGGAAGCACCTCGTCGCGCAGGGAATCCTCAAAGCATAAAACCCAACACACAAAACCATGGCACAAAATGACTCAGGGTTCCGTGCATTCCCCGTGGGGGCTTCGGCCATCACGGTCGGGACGCGCGTGGCTCTTTCCTCAGGACTGGCGGTCGCCGCTGACGCGACCAATGGCAGCGCACTCGGCGTTGCAATCGGAGACGCCGCCGCAAACGGCATCGTCACGGTCAAACTCAACACCGCTGGCGGTACGCATGAGATGCGTGCGAGCGGCGCAATCACAATCGGTTCATTGGTTTACCCAAACACGACGGGCCGCGTGAGTGGTTCAGCCGTTTCCTCAAACAACGCAATCGGGCGTGCGCTCGAAGCAGCTGCTGCTGATGGCGACATCATCGAGGTCTGCTTGGGCGTTAACCTCCACACCTAACCCAACTTAAAACACCATGTACGCAAACGCTGGAGCATCCCTTCGCGGGGACATTCAACAGGCGGTCATCCAAGCCGGGGGAGCCGATCAGGGTCTCATTGGCGGTCTTGTCATGCCTCCTTTGTCGGTCGGCACAAAAGCCGGGCAGTATCTCAAACTCGACCTCGCCGCCGCGCACTTGATGCGTGTTGACGGGGACGCCGCAAAACGCGGTCAGGATGGGTCTTACAGCCGCATCAGCCGCTCATTCACCTCTGACACCTACCTCTGCGAAGACCGTGGGTTGGAGGAATTGGTGGACGACTCGCAACAGGCAGACCTCTCGCGGTTCCTCGACACCGAGGCCACCATCGCGAAACTGTTGCTTCGCAACATCAAACTCGCGCATGAAAGCCGTGTGGCTTCCGCGATTTACAACACCTCCAACTTCAACAACACCACGGTCGGGACGGTGTGGAGCAACTCCGCAGCAGACCCCGTGAGCGACATTCTCGCCGCTCTCGAGCGTCTGGCGAAGAAGGGCGTGCAAGCGAACACGCTGGTGGTCAACCTCGAGGTCTACAACCTCCTCAGGAAGAACGCGAAGGTGCAGAGTTACATCTTCGGGTCCGTCGGAACGGGTGACCTCCGCAATGTGGATGCCGCTCTCATCGGGCAAAACCTCAACATCCAGAACGTGCTGGTGGCGAGTGCCGCGAGCGACTCCTCGAAGAAGGGGCAAGCGTTCTCGGGCGGGTTCATCTGGGGCAGCAACCGCGCATGGGTCGGCAACGTGCAATCGGGCGATTTCGTCGCTGGTGGCGCGGGTCGCACGATCACATGGTCCGCTGATTCGAGCGACTTGTTCACGGTGGAGACCTACCGCGACGAGAGCCGCCGCTCGGGCGTGATTCGCGTGCGTCAACACACCGCCGAGAAGGTCGTGGATTCGACCGCTGGCGAGTTGCTCACGATTGCCTAAGTGATTGGATTCAAAGGGGGGGACGGGTCACCCCGTCTCCCCTTTTTCGTTATGGTCCCAGACGTTTCACAAGTTCAGCGGTACACCGGGGTTCACGGGATTCAAGCGGGTCTCCTCGTCCTCGCGCCAAAGGTCCACTCGGACTCGGGGCCAATCGCGACGATGGGCAGCGCACTCCCGCCTGACACCATCATCCCAAAGGGTGCAGGGATTTATGATGAGCGGGGACTTCTCCCGAGCATCAAGGGAAAGGGGCTGGAGTTTATCGCCTACGCATGAAAACCGCATTTGCCAACGCACTCTCTCGGGCATTCGCAAACGCTGCGACCAACATGGGCGCATCCATCCTGCTCAACGGCGAGGCCGTGCAAGCGGTGGTTTCTGAGAGCGAGTACACGACCCTCCCGGAGGAGGGAGGCGTGAACGCTGGAGGAGAGTTGACGGTGCGAATCGCGCGTTCGGCGTTTGATGAGTTCGGCAAAGGTGGGGACCCTCGGCGCAATCAGTTCACCATCGATTCGATGAAGTACAGAGTCGTGACGGTGAAGAGTTTGCCTGAGAACCCCATTCTCGAGTTTTTAGTTCGTCAGGACCAATGAGCAACTTTCTCGCAGATGTCGCAACGGGAATCGTCGAGGCCATGAAGGCCGACGACGACCTCGCGACATTGCAAGTGCTCACCGCGGACACCGACGAGGTCAAAGAGACCGCATCCATCTTCGTCGGCGTTGAGATTGCGCGGGAGCTGGTCGCCGGGTCTCGCATCTTCATTCTCGACGGTCAGGCCATCCTTCGCGTTAACCGTAACGCATACACCTCGGACGAGGCCGCGACCATCAAGCAGAACGTGCTCGCCGCTCTGCTCAACCCCATCGCCGAGGCCGACTTCGACCAGTTCTCTTTCGGATCAGCAAAGGTGCTCGGCTTCGTCATGGGAAACCAAAACACCACTTTTGCGGATGAGGTTCAGTTGGACTCGTTCGCTTTCAAACTTTGGGCGTATCAACTCACTCACTAACAACGACATGGCAACCATCCACGATAATGGGCAGGACTATGGCACTCTGGGAACCACGCAAACCCAATCGGGGATGCTGGTTACGCAGTACAACGCCAAAAAGTCATCTGCGACTAAAGAAATCATTGGGCCGACTGGAGACGTGCAGTCCGTCGCGATGTACAACCTCAAGACTGAGATCACCATTGATGGTTACATCAGCGGCTCATTCAGCGGAACGATTGGAAGCACAGCAGGATCAAGCACTTTCATCGACTCAATCAACCGCGTCTTTAGTGCTGAAGACGTGGCCAAACTCACGGTGAGCAAGACGCTTTACGCTGGATTGACCTAATCTCAAACCACTTACGACAATGGCTGAAATCATCAAAGGAACAGCAGTGACTTTCGGAACAGGTGGTGCAGCACCGACCCTGCTCACTTCCGCAACGGTCAATCAAACTTCGTCGAAGAAAGAAATCCCCGACGGCAACGGCAGCTTCGGAGCCGTCGTGTATTTCGCAATCAAAGACGAGGTCAGCTTTGAAACCTATGAGGCAACGTCCCCGAATGTCGGCGATACCGCGACACTCCCGTCGCTTGTTTCCGGGTTCGTGAGCGGGAGCGTTTTCGTTACATCCTCCGAGGTCGTCGAATCCTCCGAGGACATGACGAAATCGAACGTAACGGCGGTCTCTTACGCAGGTATCTCTTAACCATACCCAACCCCTGAGGAGTTACCGGGAGCGACGGGGTAAAGTCGCGTCTCCTCTCAAAACCGGATTTTACCTTGTTATGGTCACCTCGTTTTACACTACTGGAAATCAACGACTTGCAGTCGCACTAGCTACCATCGGCATCCCACCGCACGCCGAAAACCCCGTCACCGTTGAGCGTCGAGCACTTCCCAACGGAGACACCGAGGTTCGCACGACCTTTCACTTTCAAATCGCAGGGACGTGGAAGGGGTTCGGAGGCGAACCTCAGATCGCAATCAAGGCCGATGCCATCGCAAACGCTTACTTCTCGCTGACTCGTGGGAAGAAACCAGAGAACATCGATTTCCGCGTTCTCGCAGAGTTGGCCATCATTCACGCTTGTCTCGAAGTTCGCGACGAAATCAACCGGGTGCGAAAAGCCGCGAATCCCGAGCAGAGTTACATCGGCGTGGCTATCTGCGAGAACGCGAGCACCCTTGCATCGTTCGCACAAGCCTCGCAGGAGTTGACCCGGCAGAAGCTCAGGCGCGGGATTCTCTACGCGCCGACCGAGCAACTTCCCGAAGCTCTCAAAACCTTCAAATCCTTCACCTAACCATAACCATGCTAACCGACATCC